AACTTATATTACAATGTGTCAAGAGTTCGCTAAAGAAGTCAGCACAAAAAGTAGATACAATAATTATTTAGAAGTTGTAGAAATCGTAATTGAATACCATAATAATTATGGAGCAGGAACAAAAGAAGAAAACTTTTGGGATTGGTTAATGATAATACCAATTAATTTAGCAGTTGCTACAAATGGTTTTTTTGCAGGAGTAGAAACAAAAAGTAATGCAGCAGTAGTAAAGGCTTATAGAGTTGTTCTTGACGAATTAGTACAAGATACTGTAGATAAGATAGATAAGATTGAACCAATTAATGACTGAGATTTATTTAGAAATATCAAAGCTATCAGATAAGTTTAGGACTATGGCTTTTGGACTCACCTCAGATGAGAATGAAGTTAATGAAGCAGTACAAGAACTTTTATTATACTTATTACAAATGAATCCTGTAACTCTAAAGACAATTTATGACAATGATGGTATTATAGGTGTTACAAAATATGGAGCTGTTGCTTTAAGACGTGCTTTGACAAGTCCTAGAAGTAATTACTATTATAAGTACAAGAAGTATTACACACATATAGATAGTTTAACAAGTGCAGTTACATATAATGAAATGGAATCAGGAGAAACAATACCATCAAAGCACCTTTATAACTTACCTAATGAAATAACAAGCTCTTATCAATGGACTAGCCTAGAAAAAATAGATAGTGCCTTAGAAGAATTTAATTGGTATGATAAAAAAGTCTTTCAGCTTTATTATTTTGAAGACAATACTTTAAGTAGCTTGGCAAAGAAAACAGGAATTAGTAGAAACAGCCTGTTTACTACGATAGACAAAGTAAGAACTGAATTAAAATACAAGCTGAGTGAATAAATTTTTTGTACCTAAAGATATATATGAAGATAGGATAAGCATCTGTAAGTCTTGTGTGTATTACTTTAAACCTTCAGGACAATGTAAAAGGTGCTTATGTTTTATGAAAGTGAAAGCAAGGATAGCAACACAAGAATGCCCTCAGAAGTATTGGAGTAAGACAACAGAAGTAGAAGTAAGATCAGATATACCTAAAGATATAATAGCAGAGATTGTTGTACTTTGGGAAGACTTAAAAACAGGAAGAGCTAAAGACCAAACGGCAAAGAAGAAAATGATTGAGATATACAACGTATTGCATAACACTAACTACTCAACAGGAACTAATTGCGGAAGTTGTTTAGCAGCCTGCTTTGATGGAATAAAAAAAATATATAAAGAATACTCAGGAAATAATTAATAAATAAAGGGTAAGACCTAAAAGGCTTTTAATTTTTCAGACCTGAGTAGTAAAGGGGGGGTTTGGTCGCCTCCCCAATACGACTAACTATATGTAAATAAATATAATGGAGGTGAAAAGTAAACAAAAGAATGTAAATGCATATAATATGTCTTGTTTATTCATCAATTTAAAGGACAAAAGAGTAAAGTCCCTCTCACTAATAAGGGCGTAGATTATGAAAGAAGAAGAAAGAACATACAAAACTATTAAGTGGATATTGAAAGACAATATTAAAAAGAATGTCAGAGCTTTGTGGACTTGGAAGGACGACAACTTTACCTGCATATATGAAAACTATGATGGAGATGATAGGATTTATACAAGCTCGCAACTTTTAAAACTATTAACAAAATGATGATATTTACAATACTAGGAATTATAACAGCAGCTTTCTTTTTTATAGTTATTCTTATGAGCATAATAGAAACAAGAGTAAAGAACAGAACAAAAGAAAAGCTACTTTGGAATATGGAGAAAGTAGAAACTAAGATAAATGTAAAAGATAAAGTAGTTACAAGAACAGGAGGACTAGAAAACGATAGGCTAAATGAAAGACAATAGAATCCCTAGCTACTACATTGGAAGTCGTTACAAGATTGAAGCTCGTAAAGTCATAGAAGACTTTGACTTATCTTATAATGTAGGGACTGCTTGCACATATCTAATGAGAGCAAACAGGAAACATAAAAGTCCTATTGAATGCATACAGAAAGCAATCAATCACTTAGAGTTTGAACTTGATAAACTAAATAAGTGATAGACTTACGACTTGGAGATTGCCTTGAAGTAATGAAGTTTATTCCTGATAAAAGTATAGATGCTATTATAACAGACCCTCCTTATGGAACAACTGCTTGTAAATGGGATTCAGTTATTGATTTTGAATTGATGTGGGAGCAACTAAACAGAGTGATTAAACCCAACGGTGCAATAGTGTTATTTGGCAGTGAACCTTTTAGTAGTGCTTTAAGAATGAGTAATATTAAAAACTTTAAATACGATTGGATATGGGAAAAGAACAGAGGAAGCAATTTTGCTTTAGTCAAATATCAACCAATGAAAGAACACGAGATAGTAAGTGTATTTAGCAAGAAAACCCATAACTACTATCCTATAAAGCAAAAAAGAAAAGGCAAGGGCTTGGAAAGAATAAAAGGGAATTACAACGTAGGTAAGGCAAGTAACATAACAGGAATTAAACAAACTATTTGCACAACACAAGGACAAGAATTAAGGCAACCATCTTCTATACAAAAATTTAATACAACTGAAAAGGGGGTAAAAAGAGAACATCCAACACAAAAGCCCGTTGCATTAATGGAGTATCTAATTAAAACTTACACGAACGAAAATGAAACTGTATTAGATTTTACAATGGGATCAGGCTCTACGGGAGTGGCATCAAAGAATCTAAATAGAAACTTTATAGGAATAGAAATGGATGACAATTACTTTAAGATAGCAACTGAAAGAATAAATAAGGAAGAAAAACAATTAAAAATATTATGACACTATACACTTGCGAATGTGGAAAGACTAAAGAACTATCTAAAGCTACAATAGTCTACAGAGATGGTGCTTGGGTAGCAAAAGAAGCAGAATGTAAATGCGGTAAGTATATGGATAGCGAACCAACAGAAGGAATACCAACACTTCAAAGAACAGAACCTAGCCTTACTAAGAGAAGGGATAACTTATGGGCAGGAGCAAAAGAAAAGTTAGTAGGCGAAAGAGGTATTAATGAATCCTTTGATTAATGAAATCACATAAATACAAATATGAATGGACATTAAAAGACGCTAAATTCACTAAGGATAAAGGGAATGTATTCAGTTGCTTTGCTTGTGGAGGTGGTTCTACAATGGGTTATAAGTTAGCAGGGTTTAATGTATTAGGTTGTAATGAGATTGACCCTAAAATGATTGAAGCGTATAAAACAAATCACAACCCAAAATATGCTTACTTAGAACCAATACAAACTTTTAAACTTAGAAAAGATTTACCAAAAGAATTATATGACTTAGATATTTTAGACGGTTCACCACCTTGCAGTAGTTTTTCTATGGCAGGAAATAGAGAAAAGGATTGGGGAAAAGAAAAGAAATTTAGAGAAGGTCAAGCTAATCAAGTATTAGATAATCTATTCTTTGACTTTATAGACTTAGCAAAAGAACTGCAACCTAAAGTAGTTGTTGCTGAAAATGTAAGTGGCTTAATGATGGGGGCTGCAAAGGAATATGTAAAAAAGATTTATCTAGCTTTTAAAGAAGCAGGATATCAATTAAGAATAGAACCTTATTTATTAGACGCAAGTACAATGGGTGTACCTCAAAGAAGAAGAAGGGTTTTCTTTATAGCATTAAGAAATGATTTAGCCCCTAAATTTATGGAGCAAATTGATATGTTTCAACAAGCCCCTAAATTAAATCTAAACTTTAATGAAACACCTATTTTATTCAAAGAGATAATAGATAAGAAAGGCAGAAACTTGAGTGATAATATGAAAAAGGTATGGGAGCATAGAAAAGAGGGAGATAGTGCTATGCAGCAAGGAAGCGTAAGGCTAACAGGTAAAAGCACATATTTTTCACAGAGTTATTTATACCAAAATAAAACGCCTGGAACCCTAACAAGCCACGAAGATAGTCAGGTGTTATTTGACGCACCAAAGTACACAAGTAAAGATGAAGCGTGTAAAATTGGAAGTTATCCTTTAGATTATGATTTTGGAGGGAAAAAACCACATTATATGATAGGAATGAGTGTACCACCTATAATGACAGCACAAATATCAAGCAGAATATATGAACAATGGTTAAGTAAGATATGAAGTTTGTAATAAAAGACAATAGAGATAAGCAAAGCCTATTCAGTTACTTAAAGGAATTAGATAACGACTACATAGTTAGTGTAAAGAAACAAAGAAACACAAGAAGCAATATGCAGAATAGTTACTATTGGAAATGTATCGTTCAAGGACTAGCAGAAGAACTAGGATATTTTCCTGATGAAATGCACGATGTACTAAGAGCTAAGTTCTTATCTGAATATGAAATGATAAGTATTAACGATAACCAAATAGCACTAAATAAAATAGGAAGTACAACAGCTTTAAATACTAAAGCCTTTGAAGTATATACAGAACAAATAAGAGTATGGGCTATAACTGACTTAGGCATAAGGCTTATGCTTCCAAATGAATACGAGTAATTTCTATTATATATTAACACTTGATTAATCAAATTATTTCAAAATGGAACACGGAGGAAAAAGAGAAGGAGCAGGACGTAAAGGTAAAGGGGAAGAACA